GACTACTGACTTTCTTTCTAAAGTTGGTACTTCCTCCCTTGCGAGCACTAGCTCAGTTCTGTACGATTATTTCGCACAGGCAATATCTAACGACCCTATCTGGTCTGACTTAGAGTCTATCAGACTTGAGCGTCGGGGAGTCGATATTGTTCAAGGAAGCCGCATGTCTTTTGTACCTAAGACTACGGAAATTAGCAGAACCATATGTACCGAACCCTTGCTAAATATGCTTTTTCAGCAAGGTATAAAGACGGTTTTAGAAAGACGGCTACGCCAAGTCAGTGGAATAGACTTGACCAACCAGCAATCTAAAAATCGGGCTTTAGCTCGGCTGGGATCCTTATACGGTGGATATGGTACTATTGACTTATCCTCCGCTTCGGATTCTATGTCTCTCGGTCTGGTTCGCGAGTTCTTTCCTTCCAACGTTGTTCATTGGCTGGAGTTAACTCGCTCGCCAGTTACCACTCTTCCGAGTGGCTCCGTTGAGAAGTTACATATGGTGTCTAGTATGGGAAATGCTTTTACCTTCCCACTCCAGACAGTTTTCTTTCTCTGCATAGTCTACGGCGTCTATCGAGCGTATGATATTCCTTTCATGCGTCCGAGTCGGCGTTCGCTTGGCAACTTCGCCGTAAATGGCGATGACATTATAGTGGAAGACCAGGCTTATGACCTAGTCTGTAAACTACTTGTCAAATGTGGCTTCAGCGTTAATGTAGACAAGTCCTTTAATACGGGACTTTTCCGCGAGTCGTGCGGCCGTGATTATTTTCACGGTCGCAACGTTAGAGGCGTTTATTTCAAACGCCTTGACACGCTATGCGACAGATACTCTGCCATCAACCGTTTGAACGTCTGGAGCGCCGAGCATGGAATTCCTTTACCTCACACTGTCGGTTTTCTTCTTAAAGGGACTAGGTTTTTGCCTATACCTTTTGATGAAGACGATAGTGCTGGTATTAAAATCCCTTACAGAGCTCTTCGTCGCGTGGATCGTTGTCGTCATACTAACGGTATTAAATACCGATACTATGAACCGATAATCCCCGCGATCTTAGTTGATGACGTCACTCTGCAGAAGAAGCTTCGTGGCTGGTTTAATAACCAGCCTGCGATTCTCCTATCTGCATTGGCAGGGACTCTTAGGTCCGGTGAAGTGGTACCTCGTCAACATGACAGGCCACAGATCCGCT